CGAACTTTTCTGCGAGATAGAACGGAAGATAGAAAGAGCTCTGAGATTTCATTCTGTAAAGCTTCTTTGCCCACCTTCCTTCGAAATCCCTATTTGACCAGTTCGTGAACACTACCTCTTGCTCACGATCAATGATTTCTTGTGGTGTTGGTCTTGCCATGTTTGTTGTATTTGTGCCGGAGGAGAGAGTCCCGGCTTATTTGCTCTCCTTAGGGCGGGTGATTCCCTTTTATTTAGCACCTCAACCCCTCGCGGGGGAGGGGTTTTTAGGCAACCCCTCCGAACCTTGAGTTTAGTCGATCGTCAAATAGACCGCGCCATATTCAGTATCTGCGACACCAGTTGCGGCGTAACCGACAACTGCTTGTTTCGATCCTGTGGTAAATGCTTCTACGGCTCCTGCAACTGCGTTTGAAGCACAGATGCTATCGCCGACCACAAGCGCTCCGTTTGCGAGACAGCCGACCACTCCGCCGGACTGGATCCATCCGTAGTTGCCAGCATCGATTACATCCACCGCGACTCCTACGGCTGGGCCTGAACCCGTGCTCGGATACACAATGACCCCACTATGAGGATTCTGTACCAAGTCGATCTTCGAGAGGGTAGTTATAGCTACCTCAAGCGGATCATCTAGCTGTATTACGAATGCGGATGCCGAGGCCGCGGCCGCGAGATGACTCTTGATTCTGTAAGAGTACCCATTACCAGCGGTAGTACCGCTGACAAGGAGAAATCCACCTGCATACTGGTTGGCTTGCGCTACCGTTGCGCCTAGCGCCACCGTTACCGAAGTGGCTCCTACCGCAGCAGCGGCTGGGACTAGGTTCTGGTGGGCCGTAACCTCTGCCGGACCTTGCTGCAACTTACCAGCTACTAGAGCCGTTGGGGTGCAGAAGACATATCGAAACTTGCGACCATCGCTCGAGATGGCTAATGCACCCACATCGTGAGCGGGGCTTGAATCGCCTCCGCCCCCGAATAATGGGCCGCCATGCACGAGAACCGGTCCCGAAAGTTTTGTTGCCATTTTTTTATTAGGTTAGTTTCGACCTTAGTCGTAGACGCGAAGGAACCTTGTCGTTCCCGTTGACAACTGAACTGCGACGTAGGCCGTGCTGGCCGATGTGGCTGTCACAGCGGTCACTGCCGTCAACGTAGTCGTCTTCAGGATAAATGCCGGATCCGAGCCTCCGAGGAGGCTTGCGTCCCAAGCTCCACCAGTGGTGATCGATGCAGTTGTAGCCATTACAAACTTCACCGTGCCTGACCCCTTGGGGGTTATGCTTATTGCCACGTTGGTGTCATCGCCTTGTGCAGAGATGTCTACTTCGTTTCCGGTGGCCGCATTAGCCATCCGAAGAAAGTTGACTGCCGAAGCGACTGTGTCGAACTCCAGCATTTCGTTGGAATTCGCATCCAGGATTTCTCCCAGATCGAGGTTCACGTTGACACTCGCACCAGCCATGATCGCGGGATCGTAGTTTTTTAGTTCTTGCGCCATTTTCTTTTTGTTTGTTCGTTTTCGACCTTGTTACAGATCAACGTTAGATCTGCGTGATGCCGGTTAACCGGCCATGCCTCTTCGGGTTCCACCCGCAGAGTTCTCCGCCGAGATAGATATGACCTACCAGTGATGCGGAGTTGGTTGGCTTAATCCAATCGCTCCAGCTGAAACCGAGACCTTGCACGTTCGAGTAATCGTTGCCCTTGATGTCCTGAGAGCGGAAGTTTACCGCTTTCGTTCCAAAAAGAGGCAATGCATAAAACTCGAGGAAGTCCTCGTTTAGCCAGAAGAAGTATTGAGCCGTAGCCTTTTCGTCAGCTACTATCGGAGCCCCTCGGTAGAAGAGGGCGGTGAATCCTGATCCACCTTCGACCCCTCTGCGAATCGCGGGAACGTCCTTAACTATTCTCTCCTGAGGTGCAATCAACTGCTCGATGAAGTTCCAGACAGCTTCTGTGCAGACTCCAAGGCTCGGTTTTACCGAACCGCTGGATACCGCAGAATGAAGTGTCGAAAGCTTCGCGAGGGAGATTACGCCTGACGATGCTGTATCGGTAGACTGGAGAGTTGAATAAGTCGACCGAGACTGCCCACCGATCGAGGCAACGTCTCCGCCGTCATCGACATGGGCTCCAAGACCTAAGAAATCCTTGCTGCTGTTGCCTGTCCCATCCGCATAGAACAACGTGCCGATATCATCGGCCATGTCCTGCGAGGCGGATGCGATCTCGATTGCCGCTAAGTCCAATACCTTTTCATCGGTAGCGTTAGCGGATAGCTCGTCCAATGGAAGTGCGACCGTGATCTGGTAGAACTTTGGCGAATAAGCCAAGTTTACCCGATTGTTCGTGGCGCTGGTAGAGAAAGTATCGAAGCCGCTGAATGACTGACCAGTCGAATTTTTGCTGATCTTGATCGGCTGCTTGATCTGCTCTCCATTCCACTTTTTGGCACGGCCTATCAACCTTGTGGCGAGTACGTTCGAGTTCAACACCGTATCGACAAGCTTCGGAAGAAAGTGATCTTGAGTCGTGGTTGTGACTCTGTTTCCTAATGCCATTTTTTTGTGGTTTGTTATGTTTGACCTTTACTATTCCTACTCCGGAATAAGGTCCCTGAATGACTTGCCTGCCAGATCGTGGGATGTTCTGTATCCCTTCGGCTGGTTTTCAGACTTGCCTTTTTGCATGGTTTCTGCCGCGATCTCTTTCCTTCTCTCGTTGGGCTTCTTTTCGGAAGCTTTCTTCAGCTTTAGAAGCTCGAGGATCTCGAATGACTTCTTAATGCTGATTGTTCTGTCGTCTTCCGAGGGTTGGAATTCGGTTGCGACTTTGAGGAGTTCATTCTGGAACGATTTGGATTGATCCTCGTTCGAGAGATCAAAGCCGATTGCTTTCGCTCTGGCCTGAATCTCCTCGTTGGTTGTCAGCGAGACAACCTCGTCATCAATCCATTTGTCCCATTTCTTGAGGTTCTCCTCTTTCTTTTGGGATTGCTCCCTTATGTCCCTGAGAATCTCTTCGCGTAGTTGCTTTTTTTCAGCTACGTTGTAGTCTTGGTATTTTTTCCAAGCCTCGTGATTCTCGCCGAACACATCTATGAACCATGCCGGGATCTCTTTTGTTTTTCGCTCGGCTTCTGTGTCCCTTATAGACGCAAAGTCATCGAGCAGCGGGGTTGCCTTTTCCCGGAACTCTCTGAGCTGTTTGAGCTCATCTTGTGAGGCAAGCCACGCTGGATGTTCGTGGAACGCATGGAAGACTTTTGGTTCGCCTTTTTCGGGCGCCGTGGTTTCATCCGTCCCCGGCTCCCCGGCTGGCGAGGCCGATTCGTCTTCCTGTTTTTTTTCGGCTGGCGATTCCGGAGGTAGTTTTCTCTCCTCTTCGTTGGATCGCACAAGTTCATCGAGATCAACTCGACCCTCTTGCTCAACGTTCGCCAAAAAGTCGTTTGACATAGTTTTGTTTACGCAGGTCGTTTAAGGCACGACCGAGAGAGCCCTTATGTTTCGACCTTAGTTTTCAAAGTGCTACTTCTGTTTCTTTTGCCTCCGCTTAATAGCGGATAGCTGACTCGACCTTTTATCTCCCACATGTTCGGGAAGATTCGCGCCTTCTGGCGTCTTCTTCGCGAACTCTTTTGCTATTTTTGGGTGACGAGCAAATAAGAACCCCCTTTGTGCTTCTGATTTGAATGGCATGTTATTGAATTGGTTGAATTGGTACTTGATTTAATATTGCCGTCTCGGCGCTTGGTTGCGCTTCCCCAGCTGGCTGAGCGCCTGGTGCCCCCGGCGCTACGGGCTGGGGGACTGCTATGCCCAGTTGTTGGGCATATTGAACTGGGTTAGCCATCCACAAGATCAACCTTTGAGCCGACTGTTGTGGATTCGGATCTTCGAGTCTTTCAAATAATGTCAGAGGATCTAGGGCACTCGCGCTCCACAGATCCATGGCCTCGTTTCTTAACGTGAGCCGGTCTTTGGGGATCATTGAGCCTGATTTGACGCTTACAACGAGTGGGACTATGAACTCTTCTTTGGATATTTGGGCCGAGCCCTCCTTGCGGGAGACATTCCTCGGCTGGTCGTAATAGACGTACATGAGCTGCACCATCCAGTTGAAGATGTAGTCAACGAACTGCTCAACGTGATCGACAACTAGCGCGGCTCTGTCTGTATCTACGCCTTTCACAAGAATCTTCCCTCGCACCGTTTCCTCGCCTTTTATGCCCTGCGGGGACAAACCAGTGGTCCCGAATATGTTCCTGAGCTCGTTCCGATAGTCCTGGAGCGATTGGTAGATAAACTGCGGGAGCGCCGCGCCGGTCTCGCGCTTATAGACGTTGTTCGGATTGCCCCTTGGGATCCAGACGGATTTGCCCTTGGCAATAGCGTTCGAGGCCTGGGTCGCTTGTTCCTTCGTAAACGCATCACCCGATACTAATGCGCCATCGTTCATGCGGTCAGCATTGCGGCTTATCTGGCGCTGGCGGGTGTTGATAACGTCCTGTAGCGGGATAACTTGCTCGATTTGGTTTGTCTCATCGAACGGAAGCTTGCCGACACTGAATATTGAGAGGAATGCGTATGGGATTTTCCGCGTTGAGAAGTGATTTCTGCCTGGGATAAGTTCGCTCGGAATATTCACGGCATTGCCGAACTCATCGACTGTCTGCGATGGTTCGCTCATGCTGTCGTAGTTCCAGTGCGGATTCTTAGACTTGCCAAGCAGTTCTTCTTTGAGCGTCCAGAACAGGAAGTCGTTCGTCCACCATTCGATGTAGCGGACTTTCGTGCCGAGTTCATTGTTGACGATCCTCTTGATAAACTCTGCTTTCTCCGGATACTTCTCGATCAGCACACTGGCCTCTTGCTTTCTGTATTCGCCAAGATAATCTCCTTCGTATTCGCACTCATCGGTTATGGCATCGGGATCGAATATGAGTTCCTGCGGTCTTTTATTCTGTATTGAAATGTCATCGGTTTCCTGCGACCACCCAAGCTTGATTACTCCGACATAGTAAAGCGCCCAGTGCCTTACGGCTTTCTTGAGCTTCAGTTTGAGTCTCAAGATATCGGATAGTTCGGCAAGTCTGTCGCCAACTTTCTTTGCTAGATCTAAAAGTTGCGCGGTGACGAACGGCTCCGGCGGCTGCCTTACGGCCGTTGGTATAAATGTTTCAAGGCCTTCGAAGATCAGATTGTCAACAAGCTCTCGCTTGCCTGAAGTCTTTTGGGATAATGTGTAGTGCTCGCCCTTCCAGTATTTCTCGTTTCGTTCTTGTTTTGATTCAAGCTCTTTCTTTGCATCACTCTCGCGCCATTTCTTTTCCCACTTGTTGGCAAGTTCCACCAACTTTGAATTCTCCATTTCAAGCGACAACTCATCGACTTTCTCGGAGATCGCACCTTGTTGCGTTTCGGCCTGTGGATCTCCTTTGGCCTTATTGGTCTCAGCCCCGAGAGAGAAAAACCCATCTAAGATTCCCATGTTTGTGTATTGAAATAAAAAATACCACGCGAATATGCGTGGCCGCCTGGTTTATGAGGTGAGAGCCGACTTACGTTTAATATAACATATTAAGTCAAGCAAAAGTTACGCACCCTGTGGATAAGATTGTGAGTCACCTCGGTGCCGGGCATAGCGGATCCCAAAAGGTTAGTTTTTCAATGTTTTTGAAGAATGAGTGAGGCCATTCGGATACTCTGCCCGGCACCGAGGTGGCTATTTGCTCCACTTCGTTAACTCTACCACAATCTTGCGGAGTTGCCCAGCATCATCTCTGTGGATATGTGAGACGCCCCTCTTGAAGTCGAACACCCCATTGTCAATCATAACCAGCACATCCGGGACCACGGCCCGGATCTTCTGGAGCATGTTCATCTCCTCGGCGCTTATCTGCACTAACTTTGATGTGCCGAGGCGGATGCTGATTCTTGATAATGGGTTAGTCGTCTCCATACAGTTCTTTTAAATGACTTAGTGTTTTTTCCACTGGATCCTCGCCTGTGGCTGTTATGTGCTTGAACTTGCCGTACGGGTCGATCTCCGGGCCGGCAAGCGCTTGTATGGGGGGCTCTCGTTTGCCGAGGATGGTGGCCTCGCCGGTCGAGCCGAACCTATCCATTCCTATTCTCCAGTATACCGTAGCGTGGCCGAAGTGATCCTTCCCTGTTGAAGTATGCCATGTAATCTGCGGCACACCAAGCGTGTCGTCCTCTGTGATTCGGTACATCGTTGCCCAGTGTGAATAATATTCGCTCCAATCGTCTCGGTTGCCTTCCAGCGGGATTCTCTTGTCTGCGAACTCATCCACCACCATTTGGATTGCCCTGTTTCGATCGGCAAGAACGTTGCCGAGTTCTTCGTTCTCTCCCCAGCGAATAACTTGTTGTGTTTTCCGGTCTCGTGCGTAATGGCATAGGAACACGCGGCCGGGGAACTTCTCTTGAAGCATTCGCGGTCCTGTGATGTCCGGCATTGCATCGACAATCGCAACGCTTCCCTCAAAGCGGTTGAGTAGCGATTCGATATCGGCCCAGCGTTCGGTTTTCCCTACGTAGAATAATCCTTGTCTATTGCCGCACACGAAGTGTTTCTCTATTCCCGAGTCCACGCCGATCACGACATTCTTTTGCTTATTGAGAACCCTTGTGAGATTTCGATAGATAATATCCGGTGTCACTTTGTTGCCCTCGCCAACATAGGGCAGACCGAGCACGAAGTTCCAGAAGTATTCTTTGGATTTCTCGTTAAATAGTTTGATTATGTATTTCGCTGGCGTCCAGTCGGTCATCATAAGATTCACCCAGTAGCCGGAGTATTCTTTGTCTTTGACTTTCGATACCCACCGGCCGACTCGTCTGTCTTCGTCTCGCAACTCTGCGTTGCAGAACTTGCATTGATAGCATTCGCGCTCGAGATCTATCGACTCGGGCCACATGAGGAACTGTTCTTTTTTGCATTTCTCGCAGGTGACGAACCAGTGCTTTTGATCGGAGTCGGCCCAATAGCGGGACACTCCATTGCCTTCGACACTGGGATTCGAGAAGTGCCACTCCCATTTAAACTTCGAGTGCTGCAATCGGGAATGATACTGCTGCACGATCAGCTGGTTGCTGCGGTCCTCTTCATCGTGGATGTTCAGATCGGAGCTCACGGCTAAGGCCTCGCGCTCGGTCATTGTGCCTCGGTAATAGATAACATTCTGCCTTACTTGCTTCCGCTCCATCGTATCGCTTTCCTTGAGCAGAGATTTGAGATGCGGGTTTGCCTGGATGATTCTGTTGATCTTCGTGCCTACGACCGTGTAGACATCGTCTTGTGTGGGCAGGGTGTAGATCTGGTCCATCTTCTTCATCTCGGCGAGGTAGAAGCTCTTGAGTGTCGCCATGGTCGTCCAGCCGACTTGGGCGGCTTTGTAGCCTACTTGCAGCGGGGTGAAGTCCCGATAGATGTCATATAGGAATGCGTGGTTATGGAAATCTAATATGTCGCCACGCTCGTTTTTGATATCGTGTTCGCCTATCCAAGCGATGATCGATTCGTTGGATAGCTTAGACATTTTTCTTTTTGCTGATAACCTCTTTTAGCTTTTTCTCAAATTCGTTTGCCAGTTGTCTGATAAGAGAGGACTGGTCGGTATCCGCGCTTTCGATGTTTAGTTTGACCTCCGGCATCCACTTCTGCACCCATTCGAGATAGAGTCTTACTTCAGAGGCGCCTCCATCTTTATAAATTCTGTTCTCCAGAGAATACATTATGTTGTTTATCTTATGGCTCATCAGTTCCGTAACGCTGGATACTAAGTCCTGGCGGAACTCAGGCATGGCTTTCCAGCGGCTGAGCTGGGTTTCGTGTATGGAATGTTGCTTGGCAAATTCCCCCTGGGTTGACGGCTTCTTCAGTGGATCTGGAGTCGCGCACCACATCACAAAATCCCAGTATTCTTGGTATTTCTTTACGCGGCTATAATCTGGGATGTTTGTTCTAGGATGACGCATTTTAGCGTGTTTTAGCTTTGTTCTCCGTTCATTACCTTTCAGATGTATCTTCGAGATAAAGCTTCACGCTATCGACAATAGTGTGGAACTTCGTGCCTTTCTTGTTTGTCATATTGCCTGTAAAGATGTAATCCTCACCGCTCCAGTTTCGGAGGGCTTGCCAGAAACTCTCAAGCGGGTGATCTTCAAGATACTTGAAGAATGCGGTCTTTACCATGCAGTCCATACAGACCCTATCCTCGGTGGCAGTAACTCTGTGCGGACAAGGTATCATTAGTCGGCTCGGTGTCGAATCGCTCGACACAGGGGCAACCAGGGGCTCGTTTTGCGTTGATTTTTCGCTATCCATTGGTTTATTGGTCGTTTTCCGCGACCTTTGGGTTTCCGGCCTCCTCTGCTTCTTTGATCATTTTCTCGATTGAGGAGATGGTTCTCCGGATGATTCCTTTGGCCTCATCCTTGCTGCGACCCCATTTGTTTTCTGCTTCACGGAGCGCATTAAGGATCGGGTTGCCGAATGTGAGCAAATCATTGAGCCGGGATTCCTTGGATATTTGTATGAGTTGCAGGCCGTTTTCGCAAGGGCAGAAGGACATGGTTCTCACAGGGCTTTCCTCGGGCCTTGATGGTTGCATGACGAGCTCGTGGTATCCCCGATTTTGGCACTTGGCACACATCGGAGGAGTTTTTGGGGGTGCGAATGGGTTTAGTATGCTCATGATTTTATATTCTTATTTGCCACGGAAGTATTAATGGAACCCCGCGAAAAGTGTAACTGTAGTAGGTCTTTGGCAATTGTTAATAGTTTCTGTTTCCCGTCGCCGTATTCTCTTATCTCCCACCCAAATCCGGCCTTCTCAATAAACGGGGTTAGAAAGTGAGTGAGCTGTTCGGCGCTCATATTCACCAAATCTACTTGGTGGAATCCTTTTTCGAGATCGTAGTTCATATTTTTTTGGCTTTTTCTCCTGTCGCGGTTTCCCAGCGTTGGATTCCGGCCTGAACATACGCTGGATCGAGATCGATTGCGTTGCAACGTCTCTCGCTTTGCTCACAGGCCATTAGGGTTGAGGCGGATCCCGAGAATGGTTCGTATAATAAATCCCCGATTTTCGAGCTCTTCTTCATTGCGCGTTCCACGAGCCGGATTGGTTTCTGTGTTGGATGCACATAATCGGATGATTTGTCCCGTGCGATGTACCACACATCCAGTCGTTCCTCGAATGTTTTGCGGTCGAGGTCCCAGAGTTCTTTATCGGTTTTGAGTTCTCGGTTGGCAAAGTGTTTGGAACCCTTTTTCCACCCGAACATAATGGGTTCGTATACCCGGTGATAATCTTGGCCTAGCGCGAGGATGATTCGTTCCTTCAGCCAAATGATTGTTTGACTAAATAAATATCCGGCATCCCGATACGCGGTTTGAAATGCGGTTTGTGTTTTTGTGGCGTGGCAGACATACATTGGCGCGTGATCATGGCTGTATTTGTCGCAGAGATGGAATGCATCGAGAAGGAACTGGTAGAAGGAGAGTTCGTCTTTGTCGTCATTGAATATTTTACCATGATCTATAAACTTTTGTTTCCGCTCTTTGTGAATGGCTATATATTTCGCATATGAGTAGTTCACGTTATAGGGCGGATCTGTAAAGATCATGTCGGCTTTCTCGGCGCCCATAAGGTTAGACACATCCCTTTCCTCCGTTGAATCCCCGCACATGATCTTGTGGCGCCCGAGCTGGTAGATGTCGCCGCGCTTCACGAATAGGTTTTTGAGTGCCTCTTCGCGGGCCTTGTCTGCATCAAACCCGTCTTCGCTCACAGGCGGGATGACCCTGAGCGAAGTC